CAACCTGTTCCAGGATCTGAAGATTAGCGAGACCGCCAAGAATGCTATCGGTGTGGAGGATGAGGATGCGGTAAACCCTGAGCCGTAAGGTGAGCAATGGTAAAAGATACTGTTGTTCATAAAATGTGTATTAGAGATGATTGACCAGATCAAGGCTGTATTACTAATGGTTTACAGCGCACTATCAGGGTTTTTCCTGCCAATCCACGACTTTATCGTGGCTATTATGATTCTGCTTGGCGTGAACTTCATATCCGGTTGGATTGAAGACTGCTTGCATGCAGACGGTTGGAAATGGCGAAAAGCATTCAAGGCAATGCGTGAATGCTGCGTGTTGTGTGGTATCGGTGCCTTTGTCTTTGTGATGGGGCACTTTATGCACCGGCCAAACAGTGCGGTGCAATGCCTGACGGCCATCTATGCAGCCGCGATCTGGTTCTATTGTATCAACATTCTGGTGAACTGGAAGAAGATTGTGCAGAAGGAAACAACCCTGTACCGCTTTATCAATTTCCTGTATTTCGTGGTAAGCATGAAATTCGTGGAAAAAATACCATATCTTTCCGAATTTATTGCAATAGAGAAGAATGAGGGCGATTAAGCGGATATTCGTGCACTGCACAGCATCGAACCAGCAGACAACGACTGAAAAGAAGCTGTGGGATGAGTTCCGACGGAAAGGATGGAGGAACCCAGGTTATCATCTTGTGGTGAAGCCCGACGGGAACATCATCCGGATGTTGGACGATGCGCGGGTGAGTAACGGCGTGAAGGGGTACAACCAGAACGCCATCAATGTGGCCTACATCGGCGGCATTGATGCGAAAGGGCGGGCGGTTGACAACCGGACAGCTGAGCAGAAGGGTGCGCTCTTTGACTTATTGGTAAAACTGAAACAAAAGTATCGCAGTGCGATGATCATGGGACACCGTGACATATCGCCCGACCTGAATCATAACGGCGTTGTAGATCCCTGGGAACGCATCAAGGAGTGCCCCTGCTTCGACGCGATGAAGGAATACATGGACATCAATAAGATACTTTGAACTTTGAGCTTTGAACTTTGAACTTTATGATATGCTTATGGAAAATAAGGAACTGAAAGCGTTATACACGGCACTGGCTGCAATAGTGGCCCTGCTGATTGCATTGTTCTTCGGCTCATGCCGGAGCGTGAGGGTGATTGAGAAGGAGGTGATTAAAACCGATACGGTGAACACCCTGAAGCTACGCATTGATAGTATATACGTCAATGATAGTATTTATATACGCGAGGTGGTGGCCGGTGACACGGTGCACATCACCACCGACCGCTGGCACACCCGATGGCGCGACCGTATTCTTTATGACAGCATTTATATTGCGCAACGCGATACGGTGACAGTGACAACCACGAAGGAGGTGCCGCGAAAGCTAAGCGGCTGGCAATGGTTCCAGATATGGGCAGGGCGTTTGGCTCTCCTGGCTATTGTGCTGGCAGCTGGTGTGGTAGTAGTTAGATTGAGGTTTCATAAATAGTTTTGATATTTTTTTATATTATGTAAGTTAGTAGTTAGTTAAATGAGTTTTTTCATGGTTTGAATTAAATGATTATGGGCAGGGAAGCGGCGGCTTCCCTTTTTTCATATCAATGGTAAACCTTACACGGAAAAGCGCAAATAAATAAAAACATTCAGGAATAATGGCAGAACTGAAATTTATCACACTGGCTGAAATTAAACAGCAGTGCAGAATAGAGAGCGACTTTACACTGGAAGATGATCGGCTGACATCTTACGGGCTGTCGGCTGAAAGTACACTTGCCCAGTATATGGGCCGCGGCAAATCGGTGACGGCAATGATCGCGTCGTTTACCGAGGAATATGGCGAGGTGCCCGAAGACATCAGGAACGCCGCGCTGATGCTGGTGAATGTGTGGTACAAGCATCGTGTGCCGGTTGAGAATGTGTCGCTGAGCGCGGTGCCGTACACCTTTGAGTATCTAATTAAACCCTACATGGAGCTATGAGTTACCAATCAGGACTAATGGATGCGCGTATAACCATTGCCAGGCGCGTGGAAGTAAGCGGGCGGCAATTCGGCGACGGTGGCGAACGGTATGAAATCGTTGGCGACCGCTGGGCGTGGGCTACCTTCAACAAGGGTATGAAGAGTTTGCGCGAGGGTGCGATGGATGCTTACGACACGGTGATGTTCCGCATGGATTACCATGCCGACATTGACCGCTGGTGTTTGATTAGGTATCAGGGTAAGTGGTATCAGATTATGAGCTTAAACGCGAACTACCACACCAACGAGATGCAGATCACAGCCCAGGAAATGGCGAACCAGCAGGTGAACATCCCGTACAGCGGGAGTGAGATAGCGGGAGGTAGTAACACCAATGAAGAGGTAGGAGCATGAAAGAACCAAAGAGACAAGTTGTTATCATCAACTACAACACACCGGAGCTGACTGAAGCGGCCATCCTCTCGTTGCGAAAGCACGGGGGACTGCATTACGATGTTACCGTATTCGACAATTCGGATGCACGACCGTTCAAGATCAGCATGCCAGGTGTTAAGGTGATGGATAACACAGCAGGGAAGATCATCGACTTCGACAAGATTCTTGAAACATTCCCAAATCGGAATCGCTTGATCGGTTGCAGTACGGGCAATGAATTCGGGAGTGTGAAACACATCCTGACAGTGAACAAGCTGTGGGAGCTGTTTCCCGATGGATTCGTACTAATGGAAAGCGATGTGCTGTTGAAGAAAAGCATTGAAGAGTTTTTCCGACCTGAGTATTCCGTTGTGGCTTACATCCAGAAGGCACAGCCAAACAACAAGTTCGGTGTGGGGCGTGTGTTGCCCATGCTGTGTTGGTTTAACGTTCCGATGTTCCGAAAAGAGAATGTGAGCTACTTCGATCCCAACAGGTGCTGGGCATTAAAGGCAGATCCGAACGATCGTACCAACTGGTATGACACCGGTGCGAGTCTGTTGGAAGATATTCTCACCCACCGACCAAGGTTGAAGGGCTTGCACATCGACATCAGGCACTTCTTAGTTCACTACGGGAGTGGGAGCTGGAAAAATAACAATATCAAGGCACAGAGTAGGTGGTTGAATCAGTACAAGGAACTGTGGGAAACGACTCCACAGATGCGAGGGGAGAAACGGGTGGCGATATGTGCCATCGGTAGGTTGGAAAACCGATATTGCACGGAGTGGGTTGAACACTACAAGAAAATCGGTGTGTCGAAGATCTTTATTTACGACAATAGATGGGGTGACGAAGAGCCGATGAAGAATGTTTTGCAACCGTACATCAAAAGCGGACTGGTGGAGATTACGGACATACCCAACGCCAAGAATGCGCAGTGCATTGTGTACGAAGATTGCTACAAGAAGCACGGCGATGAATATGCCTGGATAGGATTCTTGGATATGGATGAGTATCTGCGTTGGAACGGGCACAAGAAGATCTCCACGATGATGCAGGCTTACGACAAGGGAAATGTCTTGATGATTAACTGGCGTGTGATGACGGACAACGGACTGACTCACTATGATGACAGACCACTGTCTGTTCGCTTCACGGAGCCGATGCCATTGGATACATGGGTAAAGAGTAATTGTCCTGAGAACTGCTATGCCAAGTGCTTTGTGCGAGGCGGGTTGAAAAACGTGAAGTTTGGAACAAACCCACATCACCCGAACAACGTGGACGGGTTTATCAATACGCGAGGCGAAGCCATCAGGCGGTACTCGATTACAGACACCTACGACCATAGTATCATGCGTTTGGATCACTACTGGACCAAGACGGCAGAGGAGTGGGTTGAGAAAGTCAAACGGGGCTTTTGTAGCGGGAATAATCTCCCGTATGAGACAAGATACCATCCGGTAGAGTATTTCTTCAAGGTTAATAAGAAAACGCCCGAAAAAGAAGAGATATTGGAATATCTGGTAAACCCGTAGCCAAAAAATGAATGAAATTAAAACAAATAACTATGGATAATTTCTTTAGAAATTGGACGAAACGCAGGGAAATCGGGGGAATTTCCACCGTGAAGGGTGGTGTACCCGAAACCACCGATCCCAATGCAGCGAGCAACCAGCCAACGGTGCGGGGCGGCTCATACCAGGAGCGCATTGTGCCTGTGCGCAATCCGCTGACTGCCCTGACAATATCGGCTGTATATCGCGCACTGGAACTGCGGGGCGATACATTCGCCATGATGCCGGTGCAATACCAGCGTAAGGACAGCGATGGCGGTAACTTCACACAATGGATGTACGGAATCGGCAAACGTATGAACTACCTGCTGCAATACGAACCGAATCCCATTATGACGGGTTCCGATCTTTGGAAGCAGGTGGTTATCAACCGTCAGCAGCTGGGCAATGGCTTCGTGTATGTGGAGCGTGATGTATTCGGCGATCCTGTGCACCTGTGGCTGGCTATATGCGGTGGGTACAACATTGCCAACGGTACCTACAATCTGATGTACCTGGGTGAGCATGGAATTGTTGAAGTACCGATGGCACGGCGTGAGGATGTGCTGCACTTCCCGAACACCTTCCGACGTCAGAACGGGTTCTGGGGAATCCCTACCCTACAGTTTGCCTGTGATTCGCTGTCGCTCATCAAGACGCAGAAAGCGCAATCGCTGGAGAACGCCGCAAAGGGCGGACGTGTAAAACTGTTGATCGGTGAGGAACGTCCGCCACAGGCAGCGGGAACACTGGCTTATGGTATGTTCAGCAAAGAGGCCGGACAGAAGTATGCACAGGAGATTAACGACGCAATCTACAACCAGGACGTGGTGAGCTTGCGCGGTTTGGAGAAGGTGCAAAGCATCAGCATGAATGCACAGGAGATGCAGATGATTGAGCAGATCAACATGGGACTGGATGACGTGGCTCGCTATTGGGCTACACCGCGCCCGCTGCTCATGCTCGACACCAACAGCCACTATAACGACTACCAGAACGCAACGATGGAATTTCACCAGCGAACCATCGCACCGGAGAAGACAGATATGGAAAAGGAGATATTCCGCAAGCTGATAGGCTGGGAATACTATGCAACCCGACAGATTCATATCTGTGAGAAACCGCTGATGTCGATGGATCCTGAACGACAGGCAAAGGTTGACCAGCTGCACTTGCAGATGGGATGGACGGTGAACGAGATCCGTGCCGAACACGATATGCCTGAAGTTGAGAAGGGCAACATCGTATATGTTAGCACTAACCTGGCTGAGCTGGGTAGTAAGAAACTGTCGGAAACTGGTGCCGGCAGACCTACGGAGAACAATCAGGAACAAACTAAAACCGACGAACAATGAAAAAGAATCCCACCAAGAAGGACCTGGAAGAACTGGAGCGTGAAATCAGGCAGCAGCCTATCAAGACACGAAGGGCGGTAAACCCGCAACGAGGTTACGGCTGTTGAGTAGTGAATTAAAAAGAGAAAAGATATGAAGCAAGTGCGATTTATCCCTAACGTGGATTGCGGGCTGAATGTCCGCGAACCGCAAGAAGGACAGGACGAGAGCCGCGTGGTGATGGGAAAGCCCATCATATTCGGGGTGCGTTCTGTGAATCTTACTCCTTGGTCGAGCACCCGCAGCGTGTATGAGATCCTGGAGCCTGGTTGCATCAGTAACGAGCTGCTGCAACGTTCGGATGTCATTCTGAACATCAATCACTCTAACAAGGTTACGGATGTGCTGGGCCGCTGCAACAATGGCAAAGGCACGCTCGACCTTGCTCTCCGTGAGAACTTCATCGAAGCCGAGTGCGACCTTCCAAAGACAAACGCCGCCAACGATACCCTGGAGCTGATTAAGCGCGGTGACATCAGCGGTATGTCGTTCGCATTCGAGGATGACTGGGAAGACACCGAGAACGGTGTGAGCTATGAGCGCACCAATGAGGTGGAAGACGGTAAGGAGGTATGGTTGCGCCATGTGAAGCGCATCACCGGACTCTACGACGTGAGCATCGTAACCCACCCTGCCTATGAGCAGACCAGTGTAGGCACCCGTGAGGCTGGCAACGAAATCGACAAGGCTATCGACCGCCAGGTTGAGAAGCAGAACGAACAGCAGCGCAAGGCGGCTGAGGAATCCACGACGGATGAAGAGTTCGAGAAGATGCAACAGCAGCAGCTCGAAAAAATGGAACAGCAGTTGCGCGACATCCGCCGCAACATCGCAGAGATAGAATTAGACAATGATATTTACTAACCCTTAAAAACGTTTTAGAAATGGGAAAGACAAAATCTGAAATCCAGAAGCGTAACCACGAGATTCTGGTGGAGCTTGACCAGATGGACGAGCTCGTAAAGCGTGAGGACCGTCCAATGACTCAGGACGAGGAAACCAAGTACAAGGCACTGATCCGCGAGCACAACCGTCTGCACGTTGAGCTTGAGTCAATGGCCGACGAGAAGGAACTGGCAAAGATGCGCGAGCAGAAGAGCAAGAGCGAACAACTTCGCGAGATCTTCAAGAAGTGCCGCGAGGACAAGGTGCCCTTCAGTGAGGTGATGCATAAGCGTGTCGCTGCCAACAGCACCACCGTGCTGAAAGATCCCGCAACGGGTAACACCGCCGGCAACATCGAGGCTGCTGGTGCTGTGCCCCTGGTAATCAACGAGATCATCGACACCAAGGTTCCAGGCTTGGAGCGTCCTGACGATATGAAGATTCTCACAGGCGTGAAGGGCAATCAGGTATGGCCGTATGCCATCGACGATGTTGAGTTCACAGTGGCCGATGAGGTTGAGCCTATCGGCGAGCAGAACATCAGCTTCGCTAAGCTGAACGCTGCACCTGTTCGCGTGAGTGCTGCTCTCGCTGTTTCCAACTATGCTATCGACGAGACAGACTTCGACCTGTACGCATTCTGTACCTACAAGATGCAGAAGGGTATGGCCAAGTTCTGGGCTCTCTACACCTACAGCCACTGCCAGGTTTCACACGCTTTGAAGCCTGTGTTCTCACTGGTTACCGCAGAGGAAATCACTCTCGACGAGAATATCGGTAAGAACCTGGCCAAGAAAGCCGCTGCCATGTGGGATCTTGGTTTCGAGGGCGAGCCTGTCTTCACAATGGACAAGGAGACCGAGACCGAGCTGATGTTCACCAAGGCTATTCCGGGACAGTGCGGCGACCGTACCGTCATCCAGGATGGCAGGTGTCTGGGCTACAAGTACACCGTTTCTCCGTACATCAACTATGCACTCGTCAACGGTGTGCCAAAAGCAGACGGCTACCACTACATCGGTATCGGCCACTGGGGCTATCTCGCAGCACAGCAGCACGGTGAGATGCGTTTCACGGTTGATGCGACAAGTGCTGAGGTTGCTAAGCGTAATACCACAGTAATGGTAATCTCAACAGAAATCAGCCTTTCAGAACTCAGTTCTAAGGTCAACGGCAATACCAGCGAAAAGCCCCAGGCATTCAAGCTGCTCAAGGTTGTTCAGCCCGCATCATCTAACGAGATCGGTGGCTAAAGCACTCACTCACCTTCGTTCTTCATAGCCCCGTCGGGCGGCTCCGATGCAGCAGCAACAGGTTGTCTGCCCGACGGCTTTAAGATACCAAGGTGATACTCTTACGTTAAACGACAAAAGTAATGAATGATGGAACTTGACGAGATCATCTTCAATGCACTGACAGCCGACCAGGTACTGGCAACGGAAACAGGCGGTCGCATCAAAAGCACCTGCATAGAGGTGCCGCCAACGGACGATGACAACACGCCGATCCCGTTCATTGTTATCTATGAGTCACCGAGTCAGAACGACACAGGGACAAAGGATAACGTGTGGGAGAGCAATGTTGACATCGTGAATGTGGGTGTTGAGGTGAACGCCAAATCTCCGCGCGAGGTACAGCGGTTGCGCAAGCGCATAAGGAGTGCGGTCGAGTCATACATGGAGAGCATGGAATCACCACCCTATCTGCGTTCCATTAGTTGGGACGGTGTGCAGTGGGACTGGACGAGACCGTGCTACTTTGACACCATTCGTTATCAATGCGAAATGTTTAATACCGAAGACAATGGGTAAGAAGACACAAGACAAGAAGAAACAGCCGGCTTTCTTGGCTGAGCTGCTTACCGATGGCACGACCACCATCAGCGCACAGACGCTGGATGAGCTCTCCGAAATGGTGAACGACATCCCAGCCGATTGCAGTTATGGTGCCGGTTGCGTCGGAAGAAATGAGTCTGGTGATTATACTCTTCGTCTGGATCTAACCAAATAAGAGGAAAAGACTATGACACTAAAAGGCCAGAACTTTAGAATCTACAGCGGTACGAGCGTTATTGGTATGGCTACAGGCTGTACGGTGACACTGAACAGCAACACCGACGATGCGAACACGAAGGATGATGTGGGCATGGCTTCAAAACCAACCGTCATCTCCAAGTCGTGGAGCGTATCGGTGGAGTCGCTGAGCGTTGCTGATGTGGGTGCCATGCTGACGGCTATCAAGTCATTGACTCCGTTTACACTGATGTGGGACGAGAGCTCAACGACTGACAACCAGACAGCAGAGGGTGCTACATTCGCCCGTACCGGTCAGGCATATCTGAACGATTGTACCTTCAACTTCAACGATCGTGAAAACAGCACGAAATCCTTGCAGTTTACAGGCATCGGCCCGTTGGCAGAGGTGGCAACCACTCCTACCATCACACCGGTTGATGCTGGCAGCTACACCAAAGGTCAGTTCGTGCGTTTGTTCCTGAGCAGCGACAACACAACGACTCCCGCAGCCGTTATCGCAGCAGCCAAGCAGCTGTCACTGCATGTGTCGCTTACACTGGATGATGCTACGACCAAGGACACCACAGGCGACTGGCAGGTACAGGAGCCGACGGGACTCACCTACGACATCTCTACCACCGCACTGATGCGAAGTGGCGACACCATCACATCGCAGGTGGCCGGTAAGACGATTGCCGACCTGGAAGACATCTACGAAGCAAGCAACCCGGTAAAATGGCAGATTGCAAACGTTTCGGGTGCCAACCAGCGCACAAAGGGTGCTGTCATTGCAAGTGGTTCCGTGATCATTGCAACGTTGACGCTGAACGGTCCGAACCGACAGAACGCCGACTACACAGCGAACCTGAACGGCTATGGTGCTTACACCGTAGGCAGCTAATATCACTTTCCATCGCCCACCTGTTAAGCGGGTGGGCGTTTTCAACAAACTAAGAAGAACGAAGTATTATGAATACAAAGACCATTAAACTGTGCGGGAAGGATGTGCAGATAGGCTATTGCGCTGCCACCGAGAACGCATTCGAGAACTTCAGCGACAAGAGCATACAGGTGTTTGTGCCTACCTACGGAAAGGATAAGGACGGCAAAGACATCATCCTGGCACCCGCCGAGGCCAAACTGGGCGATTATGTGCTGCTTGCTTTTGCAGGTATCTATGCCGCTTACAGCTATCTGGGCGATGAACCGCCTATCACCAGCAACGATTTGTTGTATAACATTGGCAGCGTGGAGCGCAACGTACTGATAGAGGCTATCATTGCATTGCGCAACGAGTGGTACAGCATTCCGGCAGTAGTTAAGGAAAACTTAACAACTGAAGCCAAGGAAACGGGCGAGGGAGAGAACGAAAAAAACTAACCACCGCCCATGAACGCTTTTCGATGTTCGTGGGCGAGATGGGAATCAACCGCAAGGAGTATCTTTATGAGCTGTCGTTCTGTGACCTGCTGCTTTATTCGCGTGGCTATGAACGGAGAACCAGGCACATGTGGAGTGCCATTCGCTGGCAGACTCACCAGCTGATGATCTCGTTCGTGGGTAGCAACAAGATGGAAGAGGCGGGCATACATTCACCGAAGGACCTGCTGAAGTTCCCCTGGGAGAGGGAAAAGGCTATGCCGCTATCGGAACAGGACATCAAGGATCTTCAGGCAGATATAGACTTTGCAAACGCCCTGCTGCAAGCGCAAAGGGGCGAAACAGTAAACCCATGACCTAAATCATGGGTTTTTTAAGTATGGCAGCAGCAACATTTGAAATACAAGGTTTAGCCAAACAGGTTGACAAACTGAGGGGCTTGATGAGCGACGATCCTGATTTCCGCCGCCGTGTGAATGCTGTCATCAGGAAAATCCTACAGGTTGCGCGTAAGGACATCATGGAGTCGGCCACCGGTGTGATGGACACTGATCCACGCCATGCTTACAAGGCTGTACGCAGCGCGGTGTATAAGCGGTTGTTAGGTGGCCAGGTAAACATCTTAGCCAAACGCAGGGCGGGAACACCTACGGCCTACCAGAAGCCGCGCAAGGGATTGCCCAAGCGAGGCGGTAATCGCTGGGGACGTTCGGCGAGAACCAGGGCGATGGAGGGTTATGAAGGAACCGACCGCGGATTTATCCTGCGATTTATCAATGCGGGTACTGATGTGCGAAGCATCCACAGCTATACGGCAAAGGACGGGAACAGTCACGACCTGAACGTGCGCACATCAAACCGTGGAAGGATTGCACAGCGCAACTGGTTCGGTGGTGCTTCGCAGATGGCACTTGAAAAGGCATCGCTCGACATGCAGGATTTCATTGACAGAGTAATTAACGAAGAATTCCGATAAATCATGGCAGAAGTAATTACCAGATTTAAGCTCGAAACAACGCAATACGACTCCAAGTTGCGCACAGCAGCAAAGGAGTTGTCCGACTTTGCGAAGGAGGCGGCCAAGTCAGGCAACGAGTTCTCGAAGTTCACCAAGGGAAACGTTGACGCGGCCCGCGCTTTTGGATCAATCGGCACCAGTGCCACCAACGCCAAGGATAAAGTGAAGGAACTGGTGGGCGCGTACAACGATATGGCCAAGGCTTACAACAACCTTACCGTGGAGCAGCAAAAGAGCGACTTCGGTAAGGCTATGGCCGAGAGCATGGATAAACTGAAGGTACGCATACGCGAGGCCAAGCAGGAGATGCAGCAGCTGGCAAACACCAAAATGCCTGACGTGGGCGGTGGTGGCTTGTTCGGCGGCGGTAAGCTGGATGGTATGCTCCAGGTATTCGGCGGTAACCTGATGACGAAAGCGGCTGGCTTCGCCATGAGTGCCGTCAACGAGATGGGACAGCTGGTTAAGCAGAGCATCGAGGTGGCAAAGAGTGCCGAGGGCATACGCATCGCATACGACAGGCTGAATAAGCCAGGACTGATGCAGCAGCTGAAAGACGAAACGCATGGCGTGGTGAGCGAACTGGAACTGATGAAGGCCGCGGTGAAGTTCAATGACTTCAAATTGCCGGTTGAACAGTTGGGCACTATGTTGGCGTTTGCCCAGCAAAAAGCAAAGGACACAGGCCAGAGCGTTGACTACATGGTTGACTCCATCGTTACGGGTTTGGGCCGCAAGTCGCTGATGATTCTTGATAACCTTGGAATCTCAGCATCAGAGGTAAAGGAAAAAATGAAGGAAACGGGCGACATGACCACAGCCGTGGGTGCTATCATCCGCGAGCAGATGGCCAAGGCGGGCGACTATGTGGAGACAGCAGCCGACCGCGCAAGCAAGGCCAATGCCGACCTGGAAAACGCTATGCTCCGACTGGGTGACACGTTCCGACCGCTTTCCGATTCCGCATCGAACATGTGGACGAACATCAAGGTGGGTGCACTTGATCTGCTGAACAATGCTATACGTCCGCTGATTGATTCGCTCACTGAGGCGGGAAGGTTGCGCAAGGAATTAGCCAACATTAACACAGCCACTGGTGGTCAGTCAATGGCTCAGCAGCACTTGGGTGTACTTCGTCACTATTCGGGTAACAGGGAACAGAAGCAGACGCTTGCTGACAGGCAAATCGCCAAGTATGCTAACGAAGAGGCAAAGGCATGGCGAGAGGCTGCAAAATATAAAGCAGCATACAACAGGGAGATGGAGAAAGGTGGCAATAACAGTGCCGCCGCATCATCGGCATACAACCAATGGCAGAAGATGGAAGCCCGTGCCAAGGCATGGCAGCAGACACAAAAGGATTATCGTGCCGGACTGAACGATGTGCTGAATCCCGCACAGCCCACAGCAGCCACTCCAGCAGTATCGGTTGGCGGTAGGACTACCAGTGGCGGTGGTGGTGGCCATATTCCCAAGGTAACACCCGTCGAAGAGGTTGCGCCTGAAGGTAGCATGAAAGCACTCCAAAAGGAGATGAACGACTTGCGCAAGGAGCAGGACCTTGTGACTGATCCAGCCGGATGGCAGGAGATTCAGAAGCAGATTGATGATGTTACCGAGCGCATGAACGCACTGAAGGGTGTGACCAAAAATGTGGATGACGAACTGGCAAAGCTCGAAGCACCCATCGAAATAAACGTGGAGGCAAACGCCGACACACGCAGCGAGTTCGAGAAGCTACAGGATAGCATCCGCATCCGCATCAGCGACCATAACGTTGAAGTGGACCAAACCACGCTGCAAACGCTCATGCAGGTGGCTATGCAGAACGGCATCGAAGGACTCGATCTGGACTTCTCAGCAGTTCTTCAGCAGATGGTAGAGGGTGCCGACATCCCACCTGAAGCGTGGGAATCGCTCAAGGAGAAAATCAACGACCAGCTGAAGAGCATGGGCATTGAACCCATTACGCTCGATGTGGAAACGGGTAACATCGTGAAGACCGGTGCACAGGCCGAAAAGTCATGGCATGCGGCTGCTGGTGCTATCAGTTCCGTTAGCAACGCCTTGCAACAGGTAGAAGATCCCGCGGCCAAGATCATAGGCATCATCGGGCAGGCCATTGCTAATGTGGCACTGGGTTTTGCTCAGGCATCGGCATCACCGGCCACCACTTCAGCGGGTGTATTTGGTTGGATTGCCGCAGCAGTAGCAGGTACGGCCACAATGCTCAGCACCATCGCAAGCATCAAGAGCGCAACAGCGGGCAATTATGCTGAAGGTGGTATCGTGCCAGGCAGCAGCTATTCGGGCGATAACATCCGCGCATTCGGACTGAACAGCGGCGAGGTAATACTGAACCGTGCACAGAGCGACAGCATAGCCGACCAGCTCACGTCATCCCCGATGGGTGACTTGCAGCTGTCAACGGTGTTAGATGCTGAGCAGATTTTATTTATTTTAGGGAATAACGTCGGACGAACAACTGCACGACGCGGCGAGTTTATTCAATCAAGATTCAGAAGATGATACACTGGCAGGTTAAATTCCGTTCACTGAGGGCAGACACGCTCTACACCGTGAACATATACGACGACAGGTATCAGGGTGATCCCATCCAGCTGACACCTGGCGAGAGTCCTTTTGAAACACAAGAGGAAAACGACCGCGACTGGTTCAAGCCGGTGCGCACACAAAGCGGCTACCTTACCATCGTGGATGACGGCTTCGACCAGGCAGGGAATGCGTTCGACTGGTTGGATCTTGTGCCAGCGGATATGCACGACCGCTATGTTACGCTGACAGACGGAAACGGTACGGTGGTATGGCAGGGGTACATACAGCCGCAAACGTTCAGCGGTAAGATGTACGAACCCACACAGGAGAGAAGATTCCCTGTGATGTGCTGTCTGTCATCGCTGCAAGGTAAGCAGATTCCGGCAACCAACGAAGGTATAGTTACATTTGCCAGCATACTCTACCAGATCATTAATTGGATGGGAGGCTCATGGGATTACGTCAATATTCAAAGCACCGATGCGATTGAGTGGTTGCAGAAGAAAATAGACTGGAGCAATTTTCTGGACGAAGAGGAAGACGGTACCTACACATCAAAGTACGACGCGCTGACGCTGCTTGAAGAGGTGTGCAAGTTCTGGGGATGGACTTGCAGGACAAGCGGAACGGATATATGGCTGGTGTGCCCTGATGAGGAATTTGAAGACGACTACATCGGTATTGATCCATCCGACCTGTACGACTATATCGACGCGGGAATAACACCGCAATACCAGACAGGCAGCTGGGCAACGCGCGACCTTACAGGAGAGGTGTATGCCAACGTTGACAACAATATCGAGTTTGTGCAAGGCATCCGAAAGGCTACGGTCACAGCCGACATCAACAAGCGGGACATCATCACCGATCTTCCAACCGAGAAGATTATCGACATTTATAAGGATAACACCGTGCAGACGGTTGTAGTAGATACCGACAAATACAACTTTTTCCTGAAAAGACCGGTAGGCGGCGATCCTGAGTTCTATAATTTCGAGGATATGTATATCCATTTGTGCACGTTCTCTTCGTCAAATCCTGCGTATATCGGTTCTGCTCAGGTAGGCATATTTGACCATTATGAGGGTGCCCTGGCAGATAAGCACAACTATAACTGGAACTTTGAAATAAATATGATGGGTACGCTGGTGGGGACTGCCAGGGAATCTGACTACATAGCACTGTTTGAAAGCCGCTATCCGCACAGCTACGATCATGGATGTTTGGCTATATCGGGCACGGCAACTACTGGCAACTACGCATATATATGCCGTCTAAAGATTGGCTCTCAGTGGTGGAACGGCAACTCATGGCAGAGCTCCAAGACAACATTCGGTATGTCGCTGAAAGACGGAAAGATTGAAGATAACCGTGCGCTCAATGGTCCATACAATATGTATGAGGGCTATGGCGTACCCATCTCTTCAGGCATGGGCGGCAAAGTGCACTTTGAGATTATCGGTTTATCGCCGGATGATGTGGTGTCAAATCTCAATTCGCTGAAGATCTCGTTTGTGCGCATGTTGTCATATTCCGACTATGATGACGAACGGAGCGAAAACGTATATACAGGCGTATCGTCAAAAATGTTTGCAGATGAGGTGAACGTTGACACCATCTTCGCATCCGACCAGGTGAATGCTTTCGGCCTGGGTATCATTATGGATTATGGAAGCCATGCTGGTGCCGGATCGTATTGCGATAAGGTTGACTATACATACAGCGACGGTGTGGAACACTCACACCCTGAGCAGCACCTGCTGAACCGCATCATCAACCGCGGACGATACACGCGCCGCATAGGTAAGGTAAACGTGCTGAGCAATCTGGCAGCCATAACACCATATACAAAGTGCGTGCTGCCTGGTTTCACCGGCTACCCGATAGCCATCAACCGCTACTGGGTTGACGACATCACCGAGGCATACATCGCACAGCTGTAAGGGTAAACCTTACGGCTTTTTTCTTGCAAAATAAAAAATATGCTCAAAGGAAAGAACTTGCTGATATATGCCGATGGTCAGGTGGTTGCGGCGGCTAAGTCGTGCCGAATATCAATGGACCGCGACACCGAAGAGGTGAGCTCACCGACAGCAGGACGTAACAAGGCGTTCCGTGCAGGTCGCAAGGAGTGGTCGGTAAGCGTGAGCACACTGCTTACATCGGTATATGGCAGCATCCTTAGACAAAGCCAGACAGTAAGACTGTCATTCGTGGTGGCTGGATCATCATCCGACCGTATGACCGGAACCGCCATCGTGCAGCGGGTTGAGGTGACAGCAGCAATGGGCCGACTGGCATCGGGCTCGTTTTTCTTCAAAGGGAGTGGTAAACTGGAATATCAAGCGAACGTAATATGATCTTAGGTAATAACCTTCTGATATACGCCAATGGCTCAGTGGTGGCAGCAGCCAAGACGTGCCGCATCTCCACCGACGCTGAACTCATCGCATGTGCTTCGGCAACCGATGGGGATTTCCGCGCGTTCAAGGTAGGGAAAAGCAGCTGGCAGATCTCAGTAACATCACTGGTGACCAACGTTCGCTCATGGTTCGAGACACCAGATGCAGCCATTCGGGTGTCGTTTGTGGTGCGCGATGAGTACGGCACACTCATGGGCGACCGCATGAACGGACAGGCTATCGTGAAGAAAGCAGAGGTGTCGGCATCGGTTGGCTCACTCATGCAGGGACAGTTTACCTTCCAGGGAACGGGGGCACTGGAACGAATGGTTGACGGCTTGCGCGACTATGACACTAAAGATCTCTACGATTATAATGGAATAAACCGCCTACAGGCACCATCTTCAACATTGTAACTAAAAATATACGATATATGGCAACTTATGATTTAGCATATCCAGGCGCGGCTATTGACGCGATTCTAAAC